TTGGGTGCGTGGGCATGGTCACGAATTGTTGCTTCAGTTGAAAAGCAGTCGTGTCACGTCACGTACTAGGTGTTGCTCCTACGGAAGTCTGCCTTTTGGCATGTCTTCCCGTTTTCGCAATCATTTACATACCCTTCGTCGCCAAATCAGTCATGGTCTTGGCGGCGCTGGGCGCGTGAACCGGAGGAAGCGACAACTCGAGATGAAGCGTCTGCGCCTGAATACTGGCCTTACTGTTGAACATGAAATCATGATTCAGGAAATCGCAGCTTATCTCCAACGCAAGAAGGGTCGGGTCATGCCATACCACACTACGACTATCGTACGTGCCCAGCGCCAGCTATTTCATAAAGCTGCTGGCAGGGTGTTTGAGGAGTCTGTGTGTGATGTTGCGTGGTCTTATGACCCGTTGGAGGTGAAAGACCCGCAGATACAAGTCGCGATCTGTGTGCGTGTGGCGCATGTGGCGGTGCAACCGAATGCTCATGACATCGAGCAGGTGCGCCGCGAGACGAATGTTGCGAATACGGCAGCGTTGTGGAATTATCGTAATCCCAACGCAAGTCGCTTGTCGCGGTGGCGCGCCGAAGGGCGTACCACCGCGGCGTCGCAGCTTTTCTAGACGGGCCTGAGGTGTGTGATGGTTTCGACTGCCCCACCGACGTCACGGATGACCAACTCCGTGACCTCCTTAGGGGTGGTGAGACTTATAAAGTATCACACGCTTTGGGCCCGTCTAGAGTGCGGAAGTTTGGGAGAGTGTTGTGTGTCCAAGGTGAGCAGAACTATGGATACCATAACACAAACCTCTCAAATTTCGTGGCCGCAGTGAGAGAAAGGGTGTTCAGTGTTAAGAGGAATGGCAAGGCTGCAAGGCCTTTGGCCACTAACGCTGATACATGGGCAAGGATGTTGCCTGTGAGAAGGAAACTGGCTAGGTGTATTGGGGACCGTTGTCCTATGAGTCGTCGCGATTTCGCGAACGCTTATAAGGATAAGAAACGACGTACCCGATACCTAAATGCATGTGATTCCCTCGAAATAACACCCCTATGCCATGCTGATGCGGATGTTGGTGCATTCGGTAAAGTCGACAAGACTAACCGGAGTGCCAAGAAACGCAATATTCAGCGGGTCATCTCACCAAGGTCGTCGCGTTACAACGCGGAGTTAGGCAAGTATCTCCGTGTTATCGAACACGGGAATGGTCCAGGCACACTGTACGGCTCTGTCGACAGTCTGTTTGGGGCTCCCACGGTGGCAAAGAACCGGAACGCGCTGGGCATCGCGCGTCTTGTTGTTGATGCTTATGAAGGTATTAATGACCCGGTTGTGGTTGGGCTCGACGCCAGCCGATTTGACCAGCACTGTAGTGTGCAGGCTCTCATGTATGAGCACGCTATATACAATGCTGTTTTCAAATCGAGTGAACTTCAGAAGATCCTGTCCTGGCAGTTGAAAACCAAGGCAAGAGCTTTCTTCGATGACGGGAGGATGAAGTACACTAAGAAGGGG